CTGAGCCCTTGATGGGCTCTAGCCAGTAGAGTGTACCGCGCATGTCAAGCATGTGGATAACATGGGCGTGGCGTAAGCGTAGTTTAGAGTTTTGTAACATAGTTATCCACAACTGTGCATATCTCTTTGCCTAATTCATAGGGAATCATAGAGCGTAATCTGGCATTGCGTAACTTTCCTGTACCACCTGCATTAGTACCAGCTGGGCTTGACTCATGACATGTAGCACGAGGTTTACACATTGGTCTAGGTGTCCAACCCTGAATAGTTCCCCACAGATCCGTTGGTTTCATACGAGTATCGCCATATTGACAATAACTAATCGTCCATCTAGGCAAGTCTTTAACCATGTCTTGATGACGAAGCATGCCTCTAGGGTTTTCCATAATCCAGCCATAAGTAGGCTTGAGTGCTTGCATAAGGTTGACTGTGTGTTCAACTAATGCAATGGCTTCATAGACAGCTGGGTGCTTTGGTACTGACTTACCCCTAGTGCCTTCCCAATATTTCCACAATGATGCAACACTAAACTTCTGACATGGTGGACTAGCCCAGATGAAATCAGGCTGACCATACTTATCAATTAAACCCTCTGCTGTAAGCGCCAATATATCGCGCTCATCTGCCGAAAAGTATTCGTCCAACTCCACCTTGATGACTCTATGCCCAGCATCCTCGAACGCCTTTGTGCTAGAGCCTGTGCCTGAGTAAAAGTCAAACACTAGGAGTTTAGTTATCTGTTGAATAGAATCCTGAACCTTTGAAATGGACTGCTGGGACACTTGAGTACACCTTTCTCATATGTTCACCACAGAACGGACACTCTAGTTCGTGGCTTTTCACAATGCTTATTTCGCGCTCAATTCGAGCATTAGCTTCGCATTCATCGTTATCACACTCGAACTCATATATTGGCATTAGCGCATGTCCGGCATGGGACGTCCTTTAGTTTCCACGATCCACATTGTGTGCATCTTTCAGGCTCTAATTGTACCGAGTCCTGCTGAATATCGCCGTAACCTGCCATCAGTAATAAGTCAACAAGCTCAGAGAATCTCATGAATGCTAAGTAGTTTTCAGGCGTTTCTCCTTGTCCATTCATTCTGCATACAACAATGCTTTTCTCTTGACCCTTAGCTCTGGACTCTGATTGTTTGATAAACGCTAAAGGCTGGAAGGAAGAACGTGCCTTTACTTCTATGTCGAACGGGACATTCAACACGTCCTTCCCTGCACCCCGACCAACGACTGCGCTTCTCCACCATTGCGATAGGTAGGCTGCCACCACTCGCTCGGTTCGCAATCCTCGGTCTTTTCTGTGTCGCGTCATGCACGTCCAGCAGAATTAACAGTCCCACAATCAGCGCATACCCACTCATGCTTTAGGTATCTATCGCGTATTTGTGGTCTAGTAGGAAACTTATTACATAACTGGCAGATGAGCTTGTATCCAAGTTCTTCAAGCAGTTCTGCATTAGCCCTAAGATTGGCTCTCTGTTCTTCATTAGGGAATTCTTCCCACTCGCCATCTTGGTTTAAGAACTGTATGTATCCCATCAGTATTCACAAGTTTCTTTGTCATGTTCCAAACAACCAAAACATATATCGCAATGCCATTGGTCGAAATTACTGTCTTTTTTATGTCCAAACAATTTGCACCATTTTTGACACAAGTATTCAGACCAATAGAACGACATTTCACCACTAAATAATTTATTGTCATAATGTCTAATCATCGTTTCACCTGTGGCTTCCATTGTCCGGTCTCTTTATCAATCTCGTACCAGATAGGTTCGCAGCGTTCTGCTTCTCCTAAAATCTGAGCCATGCACTTCCAATGTCCCCAAGGCTTGCCAGCCTTAGTCGTTCCTGTTTTCCATACACGAGCACCATGAACGCAACTCTCGTCCGTCGCCGTGCCACCAAGGGCATCCCTGACCGTCTCTACAGCTTGCTCCATTGTTGTGACCGGTGCAGCATTTGAAATCGTCCATGGATCACTAGCCTTTTCTACTGGAATGTATTGCTTTGATGTATCTGCCATCTTCGCTTTGGTTTCTTGGATTGTCTGACTTACCTGAGCCTTTGAAGCAACTTTACTCATTTCTTCCCTAGAAGCCCTTTTACCTTTTGTGGCGTATCCAGCATTAGCAAGAGCGCGCCCAATTGCAGATGTTTCACAATTCTCCAGCGCAGAGGTCGCATTAACTCCTCGACCTTGTACAGTTTCCTCGGCAAGTCCTGTAGTCCAAGGACGCGCATCAGCTTCAGTTCGAAAGATAGATGCCAGCACAATAAATCTGCTTGGGCTTGCTTCGAGCATCTGTGTATGTATTTGTCCATCTTCGTAATCCTTCCAAAACTTAATAAGTCTTTCTTCAACCGTTTCGTAGTCATCAAGATTAAACATAGAGTTCATTCTCCTCAGTATGTAATTGACCGGCTATGGCAACGTACGCTGCGAGGTCGATGTAAGTGTCTGTCTTAGCAGTTTCCATTGATCGTGCGACTTTGACCAATGCCATACACATTGCCACCTGATAATCTGTAATTGGCATTTCGAGGTATGAAGCCCAGAGTGCGGCTGTCCTTTGCATATTGTCTGAAGGGTGACCGTAATCAAGTCCTCGTTCTTGGATAGTAGCTCGCGCTTCGTTGAGGTAGTCACGGGCGTTCATCGATTAGCCTTGAGTTGACGTTCACGATCTTCGTAATGGCGACGTACTGCCATCCTGCCTTCAACCTTGCCGTCTGAGTTTCCTGCGTAATATCCGACTCCATAGCATGTAACTGCTGCTAGGAATATCAATACAATTTCGTTCATGTTCAGCCCTTTCTGTAGATGTAAAACAAACTCTACATTAGGCGATGGCGACAACCTCCGTGTTTAGATAACGAAATGATAACGATTTCGTCAACCGTCTCGTCCCCGAGGTCAGGTCTAGCGAACCCTTCCATAGACCTTACCCTGCACGATAAACGTGCCGTTCTTCTCGATGTTAATTATGTCCACTTGCACGTTGATTCCCTTGACATACATGATTGCAAAGGCTTGCTGCCAATTAGCCGTTCCACGGGTGTATGAGGCTTGCCTAAAGTCCATGAGATTACCTACCTCAACACCGTGTAAAACACGCCCTAAACGCCCTCCAGAGGCTTCTGTGAAGGCACTACGCCCTGCTCTGTGAGTATGTCCTGAGATGACGTTCTTCCCATGCCTACGGGCTGCCTCAAGGGCTGAGAGCCCACCTAGTTGCTTGATGGGAGTATGGTCGCCGTGGACTGCAATCCAGTTGGGAGCGATAGCCATTGGGTTCTTGTGAAAGGTAATGCCAAGCTCATCAAACTTCATGAACTTCTCAAAGCGTAACTCTGGCAATGACAAGAATGAGGGTATTTTCTTCATGATGATGTTGTAGAGCCGGTCTGTGTGATTAGATCGTATGCAATCGGTAACGCCCAGTTCCCACAGCAGCTGAACGCATCGGTCTCGGTCATCGCCAAGAGTCTGCTCATACGCTTGAGGCGTACCTTCAGACCACTTGCTGATGGTTTGAAAGTCAATCTCATCGCCTATGGTGACAGTCTGGTCTGGCTTGAATGTCGTCAGAAACTTAGCGATGTTTCGAGTGACATGCTCATCCTCGAATGGGACTTGTAAGTCCGAAAGTATTACAATTTTCTTAATCGTCGTCCTCGTCATAGTCGTTGTCGCCTATCTTCTCAAGTGGCTTAACTGGCAATATCCAATCAGGATAAGACTCACGATCTAAGAGCAACCAAAACGCCATGTCTGTAGAGAATCCGGCTTTGCGAAGGCTTGTGTAATAAACGTGCAGAGCAATGCAATATTGGTCTAAAGCTGAGTACGCATCGAGGTCAATGACCTTTTTGGTTCTTGCCATAGGATAAGTGTTACTTACCTAACATCTCGATTATTGTATCGACACGCGTTTCTAAACGATTGACTTGGTCTTTAATAGATGAGCCGCCGTTGGGCTTAAGTTCTGTGAGGTAATGCTTAATCATGAACTGTGTGTAAGTTGCCACGCCACCAAGGACTGTGATTACTCCTACAGCCCAAGCTGCGAGGTCAACTGGACTCATCGCTTAGGAGTTGCGTATCCGAATACGCCAGCCAAGACTGCCCATAGAACAGAACGATAATCGAGAGCAAAGTTAGATGCACCCCAAGCTGCTAGGAAAGCACCTGCTGTAAGTATTGCTGGGTTCTTCATGTTCATTGTGTGCCGCCTATCATTGGGATATTAAAGAACGAGCCATCTGCATCGCCCTTCTTAGTGAAAGAGATATGGCAATGATGGTCATGCGGATTGATTCCAGAATACTTGCGCCAGCGCCACCCCATGCGAGGGGAAGCAATCTTTCCTGCGAATATGATGTAAGCAATTCTTTTGTCAGACTTTGCGCAGAGTCGAATCTGATCCGCAAGGTCAGGCATGAGGTCAGGCTTTTTCTTTCCAGATAAATCCCTGTCAATATCAATAGCTCTGACGATGTTTTTTGCATCAGGATTGTGGTCAGAAGGACGTGCTGAATGACGAGTGTCGCCAATCCATCCATCCGAGGTTGTATCTCTACTTGGGTAACTATCATCTACTTGCAGCCTTAACTGTTGTCCGGCTTTACAGAGCTTGGGTGTGTTCGGCATTGCTGCACTCCCATTGCTTTTTATCGTTTAGCAATAATTCTTCATGACCGCATTGAGGCATGGGTGCAATAAACGCATCATCTACTGAATCGTATGTATAACCGAGTCCTGCATAGTTGTAGCGAATTTTGCCATTGTAAGAAGTACGAATACAGGTTTGACCTCTAAACTCTGAATACCAATCTTCAGGTGTTTTGCCCTCAATTAGTTCAGTTTCATCAATGCCGACAATAACTTCTGTGACGATGTTGAATTCATTAAGAAACGCGTAATGTGCCATTAGACAGTCACCGTACCTGTTCCACCCGTAAATTGATAAACTCTGAAACCTGCTCTGCTAGGCTGAGTGTAAGTTAATCCACCGCTAATTGTAGTTAAAGCTGGATAAGTATCTGGATACGCGATTATGACTATGCCAGATCCGCCGGCTCCGCCGCCGCCACGCTGTGGATCACTGTCTGCTGCACCAGCTCCGCCACCACCGCCGCCAGTATTGGCACTGCCAGCTGAACCGCTGTTATTGTTTGCTCCGCCAGCTCCGCCACCACCGGCTCCACCGGCCGAGCTTGTGCCATTCTTGCTACCGCCAGCTCCGCCGCCGCCACGCGTAGTTGCTGTGCCGTTAATTGAATTAGAAACACCAGCACCACCTGTGCCGCCCGCTGTGGAGCTACCTGATGCTGAATTATTTCCTACTGCACCGGCTCCGCCGCCGCCACCGCCGCCGGTTTCCCCTGCAACTGCGACGCCGCTTATTCCACCAGCAAAACCTTGATTGGCAGTTCCTGCTGCTGCTGTCGCTTGTATTCCGTTACTATTTCCCGAAGAACCACCACCAGAACCACCAGATCCGCCAGCGACGGCAGAACCACCACCAAATTTCGAGCCTAAGCCGCCGCCAGTAGATGTAATTGATCCGCATATTGAATTACTACCTTGAAATCCGTTTCCTCCGGCTTGGCCACCAGCACCGGCTCCCCCAGCTCCACCGGCTCCAACTGTTACAGTAAAAGATGTTCCTGGCGTAAATTTAGACTCTGCTGCTGCGCCGCCGCCAGATGTTCCTGTTGATGTTCTATAACCACCGGCTCCGCCGCCGCCGCCGTCATAGTTACCCGCTCCACCGCCGCCGCCTGCAATAACAAGGAAGTCCATTGTTAAAGCTGCAATTTTATCCCCGTAAAGTCCAGATGTAATCGCACCAATCATTAGGCAATACCACCGGCAACGTACCAAGTATCTGTTGCTGTCTTAATGCAGACCGCTGTCTTGTATTGAGCCAAGGTTGGAGAAGCTGCAACTGCACCGGCTGAGAGAACTGTGGTTGTGCCTGATGTGACTGCGCTGATCGTGCAGAGTCCAGCACCCTTGTTAAGGACTGTGATTGCTGTGCCTACTGGGAAGGCTGCTGAGGCATTGGTAGGAATCTTAAACGCGACTGCTGTTGCCTTATTCATAGGCACAAGCACCTGATAGGCATCGTCTATGACGGCTGTGTAGTCAACTGTAGCGTCAGCATCAACTGTGAAGGTCACAAGACCATTAAACATTGCCGCTGTGAGAATGTCTCCAGTCGTGCTTGGAAAGCCTGTTGCCATTTATATCTCCTAGTAAGTCATTGCGCTCACGCCAATTATACCGCGTTCTGCGCTTCCGATGATGAATCCATCAACGATGGGCTCAAGTGTTGTAACTGTGCATTGCATTGCGTTTGGACTGATTTCCCACCTAAGCCCCTGCACTTGCAAGGTCTTGACAATAGTAGAACCGTCAGGCTGGATATTGGATATTCTTACATTGGTAAAATAGTCCAAGCCAATTATTGTGTCAGTTGGAACTGCTGGGTCTAGTAGATCAACAGTCATGGCATCGATGCGGATAACCGTCTCGGCTCTCGTAGCCACATAGGTTGCGGCTATATTCAAGGCATTGGCATCTGTATCAATAACCAAGTCCTGTGCGCTGTATTGATGAGGGAAATACTTAGCAATGCTTGCTGCGTTCTGATAGACCTGAGCTGTGCCGCCTATGCGCTGCATACTTGCTGAGTTGATGATGAGCTTGTCATCAAAGGTAAAGACCACGTTACGGTAAGGGATACCGCCGGTCTGATTAAACTCAATAGGAGTTCCAGAGATAGATGAAGCAACCTCATTGCGGCTCTTGAATATGGCTGTACCTGAGCCGTCAATATAGAACGCACCTTGCTCTGAGAACTCCACATTCTTGATTGCTGCTAAAGATGTGCGAAGTGTGGCTGGGTCAGCCTGACAGAGTGACTGTCCTGTGCTGATAGTTCTCATGCTGTTAGGAAATTGAACCTGATCTAGTATCTTGCCAATGCGTGTTCCGGTTGCCTGTCCTGCACCTGAATCTGCAACTGTCGCAACCTGAGCCAAGTTAAACAAACGGAAAGCATCGGCAGCGTATATGTCCACATAGCCCATCTGCTCGGCTTGGTCATAGAAGTATCGATACTCTGTTGTATAGCCTGAGAACAAGAACTCCTGCGCTGTATCTGTTGTAGCTGATACACGAATTTTGCGAAGTGGTACAAGGTAAGGGTAGAACTCAGAACTTGTGTTTTGTGGATTCCATTGAGAAGTAGGATCGATGATTCTTATGACTGCTGTGCCAGCTTCATAAGTATCTGACTGGACATTACGCCCATGGTCAATGGTTATGTTACGGACTTGCGGAGTAAGGTCAATGATTGGCAATGGGACTGTAGAACCTGCAAGTGTGCCAGTACCTAGAACTCCATACTTAGCATCGCCAATCGTGAAGGGATAGCCGAATGTCGCACCCGAGGAGAAGTCGAAGGATACCGAGATGCTTGCTGGTAATGCCATGGTTAACCGCCGCTTACTCGGTCAACGAATGATCCAATACCTGAAAGGGAAGAATTTTGAAGTGATGATGCAACTGCTTTGCCATCGATTTGAACAACAACCTGAATCGGCCCTGTGAGGTTTGACGCTTCTTCAGCTCTGCGGAAGTTGCCAGGTTGTGTTCTAGGGAATGCTCCAACTGCAACGTTAGTCGCTGGGACACTACCTGCTGACTGATTTATCACGCTACTCATGAAATCTGTACCTGAAGGAGTTGCACCAGTAGTTTTTGCTATTGCTGCTGCTTTCTTTGCAAGTTCATCAAGATAGGCTGACCATGCTGTAAAAGGGTTCTTTGCATCTGGAAGGTTTGAAAGGTACGCGGATAGCTCTTTACTTAATCCCTGAGACTTGGCAATTTCGCCAGCAAGTTTGGTTGCTTCTGACACATTGCCAGTAAGTAAAGCGAGCTGAAGTCCAACGCGCTTACGATCTTCCTCAGATAATTGACCCTTAAGTGCTGCAATGAGTTGAATCTGCTCAAGGTCAAAGATTGTGCCAGCCTTCTTAAGCGCGGCTTGCTTCTTCTGCTCTGCTGTAAGAGCCTTTTGAGACTTTACTTGCTTAGTCTGCAAGGCTGCTAATTCTTTGGCTCGTTTGGCTGCTAAGGCTTCTGCTTGACGCTGCTGGGCTGTGCGAGCCGCTGTACCTGCTGGAGATGCTGAACGATTAGTTGTTGGCTGTGCGCCTTGTCGCATGACATCAACATCGCCACCGGCTAGAAAGTTTGTGTAGCCTTTACGGAACTTTTCAACAAGTCCGATAGCAGTACCCAATACCTTTATTACATTGCTTGTAGCTGTTGCAATGTTGGTGATTGCTTTTGCTGCATCGCTTGCTTCTGTGCCGCCGCCTACGCGAGCAAAAGCATCGATGAGACCTTCACCAATTATCTCTTGAGCGTTACC